TTTAATACTTTAGCTTGGCCTGCATGTAATTTAGAAGCTTTGTTTAAGCCTTTAATTACTTTTTGTAGTTTTGCTTTTTTTGTCATATTAACATTTCCATTTTCTAAGTGCTTTAGATAATCTATCGTCACCTGTGTTGTTACTTGGTTTTTGTCTCTTTCTCATACCTTTCATTCTAGCGCAGAATGATTTTTTTCTTGCTCCACCTTCTGGTTGTGGTGCTTTTAAATCTGATCCTGGATTAGCTGCTTCATAAGACTTACGTCCTTTTTCATTCAGTCCACCAGATTTAGATTTACCTTCAGATCTAGTCCACGCAGGAGAACCACCTCTTTTAAGAAGTATTCTACTCATGCCCCTAGACTTTAACATTACGCTTTAGCTGTCTTTGCTGCTTGTTTAAATTGTTTAGCAGTAGGTCTTCCTTTGTCTCCAGCTTTTGCCATAGTCTCACCTGAACCCTCTTTGATTCTTTTTTGCTTTGCGTGAATGTTTGCGTAAAGTCCCCCGCCGCCAGCTTTATTTACTCTGCCACCGTCACGGTAATTTGCTCTTTTACTTCTTCCTTTAATTTCTTTTCCAGGCATTATACTTTACCACCTTTTTTCATTGCTCTTCCGCCACCAGCGTAAGCTATTCCACCACCCATAAATTTAGAACGTTCATCTTTAATCATTCCTCCGTCCATATTTTTATTCATAGATCTTTCTATAGCCATTCCTCTTTTTTTTTCGTAACTAGTTAAAGTTCCATCTTTATCTAAGTCTGCTTTTTTTGGATTTTTTAACATTATTTTTTACCTCCGTTGTTTATAAATATTTGTGTACCCTTTATACCAAATATACTAGCGCATACAAGCACCCATAAATTAGTAAACCATTTGGGTAATGCTTGAAAATGCTCAAAGAACACTTTTATCTTCTCCATAGCTTGTGGATCGTCTGACCAGACCCCATATGCAAGCACTAAAATTGGTAGCGTTAATATTGCAAGAACTACCTCGTCCTTATAATCATTTTGACGAGCTTCGAGGAGCTTGCCACTAAATTCTAACTCACCTTTAGCCATTTTAGATGCATGTTGTGCTTGTGCATCAGCCATTAGCATTTGAGTTTCTTTTTTCTTTTTGTAAATATGTGTTCCAGCGTTTAACGCTAGTTTAAGTGCACCAAACCACATTATGCACCCACCTTTTTCATAGCTTTAATGTGTGATTTTTTAAAGTTCACACCTTTTTTCATATCTTTTTTCATTTGCGCCATATGTTTTGTCGTATGGTGTATTTTATGTTTTGTTAAAGTTTTCTTTTCTTTTTTATCAATCATGTAATTAATTCCCCATACTTTTTATCATTGCTAATTTTTCTCTGGCTTCATTAGCCATTTCTTGTTTTTCAATAGAAGTATCAGCTCTAAGTTCTGCTAACTCTTCAGTTTGATCTAGTTTTTCTGATTGTACGCTTTGATTCATCATAGATTTCATTTTATCTAGATTTAATCTATCTTCAGCATCTTTTTTCTTCTGTTCGTTGTCTTGAGCTCTAATATCTAACTCTCTTGCTCTTAATTGTGCAATAGGGTCGTTACCAAAGTCTCCAGTAATTGCTTTTTCTTCCTTCATATAGTCTTCAGTCATGTCAGCAATTAAAATAGCTTTTCTAGCTTCAATTTTTTGTTGTAACGGCACCATTTGTTGTTGAATTTGTGGATTCTGTTGCGCCATCTGTTGCATTTTTGCCAGTTCTTGTAATTCTCCTCTAAATTCTAACTCAATTTGCTCTTGACCCATTAAACTTATGTGTTCCATACAGTTCTTTTGTACGGCAGCACTGACCATGGGTGCATTTCTAGCTAAATTAGTTGCAAGAAAATTTAAATGAGCTGTCATGTGTGCTCTGTGGTCTTGACCTGGAAAAGCTTGGAATGGTTTTGAACCCATTGCTGCAATATGTTCTAGTGCAGGGTCTAATGGTGTTGGTTGTTGTGGTTTAATTAAAATTGCATCAATGTTTTTTACACCTAAGGCCTCATACATGTTTCTGTATACTGCATACTGATTGTGTATTTGTGGATTAGCTGCTGCTAGTTGCATTTCTGTTTGTGCAAGTGATATTCTTTGTGTTTGAGAAAATATATTAGGATCTGAAACTGGTAAAATATCTATCTTGTCATCAAAGTCCATTTGTTTAATTTGTTTCTGTCCACCAATAACATCGTATGGATACTCTGGTGGTAAATAAGTTTTAAATACTCTAGCAAGAATAGTAAATTCTTTTTTCATGGCAGCATACAATCTTTTGTGTATGGCTGACATAACTCTAGATCCTCTTTCCAACATAGCTACTGTCGTGCCCACTGCTGCTTGTTGATTCCCGTCTCCTACTTGCATATCGGCAATCGAAGCGAATCGTTGCCCTGCATCTACCACGACACCCATAAGTTGTAATAAAGTCTGTGACGGCTCTTTAAACGGTAGTGTCATGAAGGCATCTTTTAGATTTCCGCCTGGAGCATCTACGTCTCGGAATTCACCTGGTTGAATAGATTGTGCCTCGTCTCTCATCTTAATACCACGCATTTTAAATCCTGCGGGTAAGTTAGACAAGGTACCAGCGTCGAGCAATTGTCTTAGTGCTGCTGTTGCTGTTCTTGATAAGCCACCTATCATGTGAGTTAAACCAAAACCGTAAAAACCTAAACCAGGTAAAAATTTAAAATGAACAAAATAATTAATTTTAGTTTTCATTATATCTTCTGCTGCAAAGTTTCTTCTAATTGATAATATTTTTCTTGTACCTTCTTCTAAAGTTACAATGTAAGGAAGTTTAATTCCTGTAGGTGTTTCATCTTCACCTAAATCTTCAAAGCCTTCTAAGTCTAAATTAACATGGCACTCTAAAAGCGTAAACATCTTTTGATCTCTACCTCTTTGTGTACCTTCTAATTTTCTTTCAACTTTTTCTGAATCTGTTTCTTCCATGTAAGATGCATCCAATTCCATATCTTTATAGAATCCACCTACTTGTTGTTTTCTTAAATCGTTTTCTGTCATACGCACTTTGTGAATTATAGATTCACAATCATCTAATGATGTTGCTGTGTAAGGTACAACAATGTCATCAGCAGGTACAAATTTAGATACTGCTCTTTGCATAATCTCATCGTAATAGATTTTTTTAAATGCAGATCCTGCCAGTGGTAAATAAAATAACATCTGATCAAACTCTGCTTCATACTCTTTCATCTCAGACATGATTTGATAATTCATAAAGTCTTTTACTCTTTGTGACTGAGCTTCTTTGTCTGGAGTAGGTACTCCAACAAATTGAGTTCTAACTGGGCCATCTGCTGGCAATAATTCTTTGTATGCTTGTGCTTGGAACTGAGTAACAGCTTCTGCAAGAACTGGGTGAGTTGCACCTGATGCTCCTTTGAAAGGTTCTGTTCTATCATCGTAATTAAAACCTAAAAGTTCTAATCCTTGAGTGTAAGTTTTCTCCCAATCTTTTCTTGAATTTTTGTAATCCATGTAATTGTCAGAAAGTTCTGAGCCTAATGGATCTAGTACATCGTCTGGTAAATATTCAGCGAGATTCGAGAAATGGTTTTCACCACCTTCTACATTAACCTTTGAGGGATCAAAGTTTATGTCAACACTACCGTCTTCATTCTCTTGAACTTCAACTGGACCCTTACTATCAGGCAGTCCTGTCTCTTGTTCAAACTCTACTTGTAACTCTTCCTCGCTAGGAATGTTAACTTCTTTTCTTATCTCGTTGGGTAATACTTTGTCTGTTGCCATTTATTTTTTCCAGTTTCACTGTCTTAACAGTATTATTCTTAATATTCAAGCCCTGTGGGTTAGGTCCTCTTTTTGGTGGTGGTCCTGATTTTTTTCCTAATGTCATTATAATCCTAAAATCTTAGCTATCCCGCCGCTCGCCATTCGTACCCTGCCACCTTTGTTTTTATTTTCTCTTTCTTTAGCTAGGACTAGTTGTATAGCTGATAGTTCTGATATACTGCCATCCATTTCTTTTACTACAAGTTTTTCAAATGCTCTTTTTTCTGAATCACTTTTATTTTTTGTATATTGATCTGTTAAGCTAGACATTAGTAATACTTCTTTGTTGTTTTAAAAATCTTCTCGTCTTTATAATCTTCTGGGTGAGGGATTAATCCTCCCTGTCTAAATCGCATCACAGCTTGAGTCATAGAATCCACC